CGTACCATATTTTTTAGCAATTTCTTTTTGCTTCATGCCGTTTTTATAGTCTTCGAATGCTAACTCGTGTTTTTCCAAATCATGTCACCACCTCCATTTTTTTATTTATAGAAATAGCAGTTAAAACTGCATCGTTGTTTTTGAAAAAGAAAAAAGCTCCCGTAAGGAACTTTTTCGCAAGGGGTTTAACCTATATGTCTGAACTGTGATTTTAAATTAAATGGGATTGTTTCATTTCTTTAAAAACCACAATAGCATAATAACATGGAAATAAGGGTTCAATCTAGGTCCACTTTGGGTTCAATTAGGGCTCACTTTGGGTTCAAATAGGGTCCAAAATGGGTCCACTTTTAATAAAAAATTGTCATTCGTGATAAAAGCACTCTTATTTATGGTTTTTAATACTATCTCTAGAGATTTGAAACACTGTTTTCATTTGCTTTTTAGCACCACTCCCAAATAGACATTTTAAAATAAAATGTGATAAAATAAAAAAGCACATACAAAGATGTGCAATAAAAACTACGGAGGTACTAGCAACATGCTATTTACATCAAGCAAGAATATTAGCTTTGGTGTAAGGAAAGGAGCAAGTATTCATGGAATACCTAGTAATGCTCTTTTTAATCTTAGTAGCAACTAAAATGTTGTTGAACTAATCCCACACTTACTTAAAGCTAGTATTCGAAGTAGAAAAAGAGGAAGAATTGCCGTTCTTCCTTTTTTCTTTTAGCATGCTATTTTAATCCCATACTTACGAAAAGCATTGTAGACACAATGATTATTTTTATTTTAATCTTACTCCGTGCTACATAAATAATATAACACAAACAAAGAAAAAATGGACAGTTTTTTATCGAAAAAAAGCGACATTTAGCGAGTTATATAGTCATATAGAGAGTTATAGCGACATATATAGAGATTTATAGAAAATAAAAAGAATGAAATTTCTATTCATTCTTGATACTTTCATAAAAGATATTATTCAATTTTTCAAGCGATGGGCGGTGTTCCATGTCAAGATATTTAGATAATTCTAAACATGCTTTTGGAAATTCTCTTTTGTAAGTTGATTTGCTGATACAAAACGATTCTTCTAATGTGTCAATCATTTCATTGTACCCTCTTGAACATACATACGTTCTAATAATGTTTCTATGACCTGCGTTTAGCAAATATACTAACGGCATAAATTTATCAAGTTCTTTGTTAAAGAGCTCTAGGCGCTTTGTTAGAAGCTCCCTGCGCAACATATTAGAAGTGATTTGTTCTCCTTTTGGTTTTGAAAAACCTCCAGGAGCTTCATCACTGTATTTAATTGATTGAGGGCTTGGAATGTCCTCAATTTCAAATGTTAAAGAGAATTTTTCAATATTTATTAAGCGTAATTCTCTAAGATATTTTTTAACTTCATCAATGATCTTCTTTTCTTCATCTGTATATTTCATTCCTTGCCCTCCAAAATAATTAATTATTAATTTTTATGATCTTGATAAATTGCATAAGCAATTATCCCTGCCAATTCAGCAAGGATAGTTGCTGCAACTCCACACCAAAATGGGTTAATGTACATTATTTATCACCATCTTCTTTTATTTCTACATTGCCTTCTTCAAGGTACTTTCTTTGTATTTCGAGTTTTTTAATTGCTTTCAAATGCAATTCCTTATCAAAATTAGTTGCACACGTTAAACGACCAATAACGTATTTGATTTCTTGATTGGTCAACTGACAATCATTAAGCTTTTTAATTAATATATTCATTTCAATCACCTTTTTTTGAATTTTTGACTACATAAATCAATACCATACACAATACTTACGACCGAGAGAAAATAAAACATGAGTGAATTTCGATATGATTGATTAATGATTGCAGTGATTATATGAGCTATGATGATTACAGTATAAATCGCTAACAGTTTTGTATTTTGTTTTAAAAGCTTTTCTTTTTGTTGACGGTATTCTCGAAGCAAACCGTATAGATTGCTTATTGTTTCATTTGCAAGATCCAATCCACTAATCAATGCTTCATTTTGTTCTTTTAAATTTTTGCAACGTTTTTCTAAATCATTTTCAGCTTCTAATTTAATCTTCTGCATTATTTACCACCTACTCACTTGATTTGATATCAATAACACCATTTTCAATAACTTCTTTTGCCGGAAAGAATTGAATGTCATAGGCATAAGGATTTTCTTTTTTAGCTTTTGTTTGAATACAAGTGTATGTAACATCATTTGACAAATGCGCATAGAACAGCTTATACTTTCCTTTTCCAGTTTTGATTGTTACGTTTAAATCTCCATCTTCATCACTATCAAGGGAAATCTTTCCCTCAACAGTGAATAATGGATCATTTGTTCTAGTATTAAGAGCAACGACTTTTCTTGTAATTTTAAAGTTGTTTGCATCTTCTCTAATATTCCAATTAACTCTAGATGCTTTTGAACATCCAGTTAAAGCAAATACGCTTGCTAATATGATTAATACTTTTTTCATTTATTTTCTCTCCTCTTTCTTTTTGATGTGGTGTCTTTCTTCATACCATTCAATATCTTCTTCAACACGTTTTAATAAATTCTTTTCTCTTACTAGATCCTTTTCACTTGCTCCTGGTCTAGTGATATAGTATTGCAAAGCATGTTTTACTGTTTGCATTCTTCTATACTGATTACCCATTTTTATCTCCTATATTTGGAATAGTAATTGGATAAAATCTTCCTTCTTGAAAAAATGTATTAGATAAATCATTGGATTTTATACATTCAAGAAATATCCATTCATTAGATTCTATTTCTTTAATTCTTACAATTTCTTCATAAGGAGCATCATATACCCACATACCAGGGGTTAAATCTTCAAATTTAAGGGGTTGAGGATGCTTGATTTCATTCATTGCATCCTCATAGCCTTCATCATATTGTCCTCTATCATAAATTAGAGCTTTTAGGAGTTCTTCTTTATCAACATTTATGCCAACTTTTTGTACAGCTTTAAATACTGAATTTTCAAAATCCTCATCCATCTTTTGAAATAATTCTTCCATTACTATTTCTATTGGTGACTTATACATTCTTCATACCTCCAAATCAATTCATCAATGGTTTCATCATCTTCGGCATCTTGAAAGTAGCCTCTCATCCTCATGCCGACTAATGTACTGATTTCATCAAAGTCATCTCCACCACATCCATCATCAGAAAATTCTTTTAATAAATCTAATTCAAATTTAGTCATCTTCCATCAACTCCTTTTTCCAATATTTTTTATTCTTTATTTTTGCATAGCTGGTACCATATATTTTATCAAAATCTTTTTCACATTTTTCCAGTTCTTCACATGCCTTATCAAGAGCCTTTTCTAACTGATCACAATAGATTTCTAATGTTTCAGCATATTCTTCTAAAAATTCAAATTCTTCAACTTTTGGTCTATTCATTATCAACCACCTCGCAATTATCTAAGATATCTTGGATTTTGTAAGGTTCTTCATCTTCCCATTTGATGAATTTAAAACAATTACTAAATAAAGACATACAACAGCAATCTCTTGTCTCCGTAAACCAACCGAGATTTCCTTTTTGGGGTTTAGTGCCATATGCATGAACATAAACTTTACATTTATCCCTTGCTAGATATTCAAGTTTTTCACCTTTAAGACATTTCAACAATTCAAATTCTAAACGAGATAGCTTGATAGGTTCTTTATATTCTTCATAGAGCCATTCAAAAGCTTTTACTATGCAACCTCTCATATCGCCTTTACTTTTATCAAATTTGCATCCAATACACTTACCTTCACAAACACATGGTTTATTATTTACAACTGCAATAAGCTTATTTTGATTCACTATCTCTTTAATCTCTTTTTCATATTTTTCAAAGTTTTTCATCTTCAACCCTCTAGTTTTTGTCCGCACGAATGACAATATTTTTGTCCTTCTATTAAAAGCGATTTACAAGAAGGACACACTAATGCTGTTCTTCGAACAATCGAACCATCAACAGTAACACCATCGGCAAATGCTATTAATGGTTTTTTTTGTGTTTCCTTTTTTTTAGTTCTTTATAATCGATAAGCCATTGTAATAATTGCTCATGTTCTTTAGCACATTTGCAAGTCCCTTTTGATTTTTCTTTGCAATGTTCGATTGCTTCATCTAACGTCATTCTATCCACCGCCTTATTTTCTTGGTTGCAATTTAATCTTATAAATACTGCTTAAGAAATCTATTCCTTTTTGGGTTACATAATAGTAACTTCCTACGATGGCATTAGAAGCTTTAGCAGCATCTCCCCACTTGACTAACTTCTCCCAACTATCTTTGTACTCTCCGCTAGCAACAAAGAAGTTTCTATAATACTCATAAGTTCTTTGTCCTTTTCTAATTTTGCTAGGGTCAAACCCTAAAGCATGACACATATTTTCAATTTCAAATAATGTATCATCCATCAAAGCCACCCCAATTCCTTACATTGCTGATTTATTGCTTTCAAAAGTTCCATATCAACTGCAGGCGGTTCATCATAGCAAAGATCATAATTTTCAGAATACTCATCATGGTATACTGTTGTTATTTTTTGCTCTTTATCAAACAAAACTACAAATGTATATAAGTATTCTTCTTCATATACGATTGGTTTTTTATAAATAAATCGATCTAATCCAAAATGATCAAATTTATCTTTTTTAAATCCCA